TTTATAAATTAATCCGTGATGCTCTATGTAGCCACAGTATAGAGACCTTCTTAAAATCTCTCTAATAGAACTTGGTGAAAATTTATTACCATTTTTCCCAACAAACCCTAAATTGTTTATAAATTTTGATGTATATGTTAAGTTATCTTTACGATTATAAACTTGAAAAATAGTTGCTACTATATACATTTCATATGTGTTCACAATAAAATTATCTTTACCTAAAGGATCATACCCTAAAACAAAATGACACATTCTCCCACCTTTTTTTGCTTTTTCATTAAATACCATCTTGATATTTTCGCTATATTCATCAATCTCAAAGTTTGCGACACTTGCAAGAATATTAAATATAAGCCTTCCAATAGCAGTGTTTAAATCAAAATTTTCCGAGTAACTTACAATTGATATATGATTATCTAATAGTATTTTACTTCCATATATAAGGTCATTGAAGTTTCGACCGAAGCGTGATATTTTCCATATTAGCAAAACATCAAATTTCTTTTGGTTTGCATCTTCAATCAGTTTCTTAAATTCATTTCTTTTATTTATGTTTGTTCCACTTTTTCCAGCATCTATATAAACATTATAAATTTCATAGCCATTGTTTTTGCAATACTCTGTTAATAAATTAGTTTGACTATCTATTGATATACCATCATCAACCTGCTTAGAAGTGCTAACCCTAACATAAATCGCAGCACTTAAATTATCATTCACTTTTATCACCTAAGGGATTATTGATAATCCCTTAAAATGATGTTATATATTTTTTGTGCTGCTTCTGTTCTTGTATACTGTGTTAATTCTTCTCCATAGAATAGATAACTTCTTAAAAACGGATCATACACACATAAATATCCATTCTGTGCTTCTTGTCCATAAACTCGGTAAAAAGATGCATTTTGAGTATGCTCGTCTTCAAGTTTAAAATATGCATACCCAAATTTTTTTCTACGAATTTGATATTTCTTTAAATAATCATTAATATCCTCGACACATGTAACTTTTTCTACTTCTAAATAATCTAACATTTTCTTTTTCTCCTTTACTTTTTCCATTTTTTTTGATAAAGTAAGGATAGAGATAGGACTTATTTATTCAATTTTAGCGAGTTGAGATTTGTCTATCTCTTTTTATTTTGTCTTTTTATTACGATAGTTACTTTTTCGACCTCGTAGTTGCTTTCTAAATACTTTAGCAACTTCACGATTAGTTTTACTATCAATGGGCTTGTCCTTTCTGCCCTATCTCTACCTTACAACTACATTATATACTCAATGAGTATATTTGTCAACAAGTTTTTTACATATTTATAAAAAAATCTACTCTTGAGCGAGTAGATTTTTATTTGTTTTCTACAGTAGATTTTATAACAACAACATCAACTTGAGTTCCTATGACTGATAACGCATTAACAAGCGTTATTTGTGACTGGGTATATGTAAATTCATTTTGATTTAATCTAAACCCATTTACAAACACTTCAATCAAATCTGTTTCTAAAACAAATTCATCTATGCTTATATCAATTACTTTTTCATTTTCATCTTGTGTTAGATAAGAATTACTTAATCTAGTCAATTTTGGAACCGTTAGGTTATCCTTTATACTGCTAAACCATTCATTAAAATCATTAACAAATTTATCATACTGTTGATTATAAGCACTCTGCCATTGTAAATATAATGTCGACGTGTCAACTTGCTGGAACAATCCTTGCACTACACCACAAACACTAGAGTCTAATCTTGTGTCTGTTATATACGCATTTGTGATGGTAGAAACTTGTTTATTAATAGTAATTAATGCTAAAGAATACTCTTGTATAGCATCATTTCTTAAAACATTTGGAGCAACTGGGTTAGATGCCAGTTCTCCTTTTTTAACTACAACATCAATACTCCTATTAATAAGATCACATTTAATAACTATTCTATCAACACGACTAAGAGAAACGTCCGCATCATCTAACGTAATTATTAAATCACTTGTATTAAGCAGTTTATACCCTCCTTTACACCAAATTGCTCCAGCCTTAACGATTATATTCATACCACTATTTTGCTGCACTTGTAGACAATTACTAGGATATGGAAATATACCATACCCTACGAGCCCATCTAAATAATTTGTTAAATCTTCGGCGTTGTATGTTCTATCGAATGTCCCATCTTCATTCTTTCTTGCATTAAAGAAATAGTTTTTTATAGCCATTTTATTTATTCCTCCTTCTATACTCCAAATGTCGGTGCTATCTGCACCAAACCACTTGAGTTTACAGTCTCAACAACTTCTTTTAATCGTGCATTGATTGCGATATTCCATCTTGAATTTTCTATCACACACAAATCTCCTAAATATAAATCTTTTTTATAAATATAAGAGTCAAAATAAACCTCACCATCAAATGATGTTGTCAACTCATGAATACTTTCAAGTCCTTCTTCTTCGAGTTGCTTGTAATATTCGTCCTCGGTTACATCTTGATTATTCGATGAGATATTTCGCTGGTCCTTATAAATTTCAAATCTATCTAAACCGTATTTATCTTGAGTTGAAACCCATAAGGTTTTACGCTCAAGTCCTTCTCCTTCCCCAGCAACTAACACATCTGTTGCAAGTTCGGTTATATTCTCGTTGTACTCACTAGACAATAGATTGTCATATGTATCACTAAAAACTACACGAGGATTAACAACTTGACTATAAGAACGGTCCACACCTTTATACAATTTAAACATAAATTTCTTATCATTTGCCAAAACAACCTTAAAGCCTAAATCATATGCGTTGCAAACATCTTCAATCACCTCAAGTAAATTTTTACCAGTATACTGTGCTTTTAATTTATCTTCGAAAATATTGTTGCAACAAATGAAATTATCAATTCGTCTTGATGATATACTTGGATTAATAATATTATCGTATATCAAGTTATAAATAGCCTCCGACACCGCACAATCAACTTGTGTTTGTATTGCTATTATTCGTCTAGATAATATGGATGCTAGAAAACGTCCCTTTACACACATTATACTTTTTAATTCTTCGTTGCGAGTAAAAGTTATATCTTCTATAATTCCAACGTTGTCATCATCATAGCGAGCGATATAATTATGCAATTGCATCATTTTAAGAGCATCATCACTAACATCCACGTTTATAGTAAATTCACCACATTGATTATATCGGTCTATCCATATGCAATCTATATAATAGTCAAGCAGTCCAATTTTATCTAGGTTCTTATCCAGTATAATAAACTCCATGCTATACCCCCTCATACATCGTTGCATATTCAACATATACATCTAAATAGACATCCGTTCCTTCATCTGCTTCATAAACAAAAACGTTATCTCCAGTATCTAATTGTAACCATGTGATGCCATTCATTTGTGAATTAAAAAGATTAATTTTTGTTGCATCTCGCAAGAGTGTTATAGTCTTATTTCCATTGTGGGTGGTGAAAATAAGTTCATCACCTCGTACAAACTCATATTTAACACCTAGCATTTGCCTTGTTACTCTATTAAAAATACGAGGGTTCTTGACTGATCCATTACAAATCATTGTGATTTTCATTCCCGTTTGAACATCTCCACCGTTAAACACATTAAATTCCTTAACCGTTTCATAATGTCCAAAAGGTACACCACTTTCTTCTATAGCAAATGGAAAAACAAAACCGTTTGCTATAGAATTAATATTAAAAATAATTTCATTTACATCTTTGAAATAAGGTTGAGGACAGACTAGACTAATTGTCCCACTCTGTGGGTTTACAAAATAATCTATTTCAAACGACTGCACGTAACCCTCAATCTTAACATGTCTCATGCCATTTTTATACTCAAGTTCAATCCATTCTCCAGTTTTAATGTATGTATATAAATCAATTCGTGTGCGCTCTACTAAATATCTAAATACAAAGCCTATATCTATATTTCTTACTTGCACTTTCTTGGAGTTAAATCTAGCACCATCAAATAGCGCGTTTTCACTTAAATTTATTGTAGATTGAGGGGGATTGAGTCCATCAACAAACTCTACACTTATGTCATTACGTTGTGTTAAAACAACAGAATTGCCATGTTGGTTGGTTATTGTTAGACTATACATATTTATACCCCCTCATCTGTTTTATGGCTCTCTTGGTCTCTCTGTGCACGTCTAAAGGGTTAAGGGTCTTTGGTGAATTAATCGTTTGATTAATAACAACACTTCGATTTATTTCACCTTTTGAAGACACTCTAGATTTACCTTGTCCATCTCTTCCTTTTACACTTAAATCAACACTACCCAAACGCGACTTTATTAAATCAGTATCAATTAGAGATTTCAGTGACCTTGTAATTGATTTTTTCTCGCCTTCAAGACCTTCAACAATCCCAGCATCAAACAAAGCCCCTATTTTTGCAGCCTCTCTCGATGGTGAATGAATATCTAAAGCGTTTTTAAGAGACTCTATCATACTGTTACCAAGATTAACTAAAGAACTAAAAATAGAGTTACGCTTATCTTTTTTCTCTATTCCTTTTTTAACACCTTCTATGTATCTTTCTCCAGCCTCCGTGTATTTCCATTGCTTCTTTTTATTATCGTAAGAAGCGAGTTGTTGAGACTCTAGATATTTCCATGCATCTGTTGTTTCTTTCGTTCCTTGATTGATACCTTTTTTTGCTCTAGCGGTTTGCTCCAATGCAGCAAGTCTATATTCTTCGGTTCCTTTTTTATATCCTTTTACACCTTCATTTGTCATATTTTCCCACGCAGTAGAATAACTAGCCTTGCCATTGTCTATTGTGCTTGTTTGATTTTTAAGGTCTTCTTTCAATTTTTTTAATCTTTGTTCACTTGCATTTATTTGATCCTTATACATCTCATTGCCAGTATCTTTATATCTCTGTTTCACATAATTCAATAAGGTTTCTTCCGTTGTTATCTGCTCTTGTGTTGATAGTATAACTTTTTTCCCCTTATCATCATAACTCTTGGCTATATAATCATTAATTGCTGCAATATCTTTAGCATTACCTTGAGCATAAAGTTTTTGTAAATATTCTTGTTGTGCGATTGTGTCAGTGTATTGTTCAGCAAGTGCTTTTTTAGTTTCATAATTTTCTTTTGCCGCCTTTGCTTCAATGTTATTCCACATGCTTTGTTCCATTTGTCTTATATATTCATCGCGATGCCCTTTATCTTTAAGTCGCTGAACTGCTTCCTCAATAAGTTGCGCTTGTTTATTGTATTCTATTTCCGCCTCTGCTTTTTCTTTTAACGCTTTCGTTTGATTTTTTATCGCTTCGGTATAGGCTTCTTGACCTGCATCTATGATAGCCTTTGCTCTTTGCTTTGCAATCAAATCATCTAAGGCTTTCATTTGTTCTTTGTATTTATCTATAACATTACCAGTCATGGAAATTTCTGTTCCTAAAGCACTATTAAGTTCATTAATGATAAACTGCGCTCGACCTTCGTATCCCTTCTTAACCTTACCGTTTTCATCTGTTAGATTTTGAAGTTCTGTTTTCAGTCTATCATAATAATCAAATTCGCCTGCACTATCTTCAATAGATTTGTTGCGTGTATCTTGCATTTCCTTAAATGTATCTAAATTTTCTTGCGCTACTTCGGTGCTTTCACGCATTTTTTCAATTGCCTCATCTTCTGTATCACTAAATGCAATCAATGCTCCTACAACCGCTCCAACACCTACAGCCAAAGCACCCCAAGGAGTTGCGGCATGTAACGCATTCAATAGTGTAGTTTTGATTATCTGTGCATCAATTGTACCATTCATTATCCCCAAAGCAGTGTTATATAATAAAGCACCACCTTTAGCGATTAACTGTATAGCGTTTAATCCTTCTGTCGTCTCTGCTGCAAGGGCAGTCTTGACTTGATATGCCAATATAGCAGCACCTAAACTTGTAAGAACTGGAATAAGTATCTTCCCATTATCCGCTAAAAATGATAAGCCTTTTAATAATGAAGGTAAAACCGCACTTGCTAATTTTATACCGTTCTTAATCAAATCAATTAAACCTTTAGCAATAGATGAAATAGCATTTTTTATATCTGGTTTCTTAAGTTCTCTACCCAACTTGTTAAATTCAGTTGTAAGACTCTTAATCGCCTTGTTTAGATCATCCTTAAATGTATCATAAATCTGTATACCAAGCCCCTCCAAGGTACTGCCTAGAATAGTCAAGGAACCTTTCACATTGTCTTGCATTGTATCTGCCATTTCTTTTGCTGACCCATCAGCATTAGCAATAGCAGTTTTTAACTTAGTGTAATCAGCCTCACTCGCATTAATTACACTTAGCATACCAGCCATAGCCTCTTTACCAAACAGTGTCGCTGCGGCACTTGCTTGCTGGTCCTTGCTTAATCCACCGAATGCCTTACGCAATTCATCGACCACTTGACTGAATGGTTTCATTGTTCCATCAGCATTCGCTAGAGAAAGGTTATATTTATCCATTAATGCAGCCATAGCATCAGTTGGCTTAGCCATATTAGCAATAGCATTCTTTAAGGCAGTACCAGCCTTAGAGCCCTTTATACCACTATTAGCCATTAATCCAATCGCTACCGCCATATCATCAATACTATATTTCATTGTTCCACTCAATGCAGCCGCTTCCTTGAATGACTCACCCATCATTCCTACATTTGTATTTGCATTAGAAGAAGCAGCAGCAAGGACATCAGCGAAGTGTCCACTATCCTTGGCACTAAGCCCAAATGCGGTTAGTCCGTCTGTTACAATGTCGGATACTTGTGCCAAGTCTTCACCACTCGCCGCAGCAAGGTTCATGATACCCTCAATACCCTCAAGCATATCATTTGTTTTCCAGCCAGCCATAGCCATGTACTTAAAGGCTTCTGCCGCTTCACTTGCACTAAATTTGGTCTTTGCTCCCATTTCTTTTGCTTTTTCAGTCAATTGTATTAACTCATCGCCAGTCGCCCCACTAATGGCTTGTACTTCACTCATTCCAGCCTCAAAATCTGCTCCAAATTTAGCACTTGCAGCAGTCATCCCAACTATTGCTGTTGCACTAGCCTTTAAAGAAGTTACTAGCCCAGTCTTTAACTTCCCAGCAAGTTCGTGTGAAACAGATTTCAACTCATTCAAATTTTTTTGAGCAAGTTGTGTTTTAGCAGCCATCTTGGTCTCTTCGTTCGCAAGATTACCAAACTCATCTGCGGTTATCTTTCCATTTTTATAGGCATCAATGAGAGTTTGGTCCAACTCCTTCATCTGCTTTTCAGTCTTGCCTATCGCAGCCTCTTGATTGTTTATTTTTATAGTTAAATCTTGAGCAGCCTTAGAGTTTTCTCCTTCATTTTCTGCTACAAGCCTATGTTGCTCTTTAAGTGCTTCCAATTTTTGTTTTTGAGCATCAAAAACATTATTAAGTTGCTTTTGCTTTGCCGAAAGACCATCAGCACTCCTACTCCAATTATCCATGCTTGCAGTTGTCGCTTTGAACTCACTATTTGCTTGCTTTACTAGTCGATTTGCCTCTTGAATGTTTGCTTTTAAATTACTTATATCAAGTTTATACTTCATTGAACTTTCAGTGTCATTTTTAGCCATGCATATTACCTCCTTTCAGCGTTTTTAATGAATTATGATTATTAATACCAATCATCATTTTTAGCCTCTCTGCGAATGATTTTGTCACCGTTCGGCTTAATGATTATTTCTCCGTCTACTTTTGTATTCGTATGTGATGTGTTATTTGAAGAAATAACACGCTTGAGAAGCATAAATACTTCACCATTTCTTTGCTCACGAATGAAAAAGGGATTAAGACTTGTATATCGCTGACATAACTGTTCACTTACATTGAAAAACATTTGATAAAGGGTGAGAGTTTCTCCACCCTCACCCTCATCTAGTTTTTTGTATCATCACTAAAACTAATGTTTTCCTTGCAATATGAAATTACATCAATAAATAATGGAACCAATTCCTTTAACTTCACTTTTTTTAAGTCATCATCAGTCACTTTAAACTCACTGAATATATCCTTGATTAAATGCTTTACAAATGGTAAATTTTCCTTTATTAAAATAAATAATTGCTCATCATCTTCTAAGTCATCCAATTTATCTACAAGAGATAAAATGTCTTCAACTGTTCCAAACATGATATCGTAAGTATCCACTTCTAATGTCTTTTCAACTTGTTTTTGATTTTTCCAAATATTTAGTTTCATATTGTCAATTCTCCTTATTTAGTTTTTAAATTTATTGGTGATGGTCCTGCTTTTGGCTTTAATGTATCGGCAGTTGTAACTTCATCGAAGAATGTTGATAAGTCTGCTTTACCATCTCTTTCATCAACAACCAGTCCCTTCTGTGATCCACCTTTTGTAAACTTATGTACCGTAGAGATGCCAGTATAAGTTAACTGTTGATTGTTTGTATCAGTTCCAGCATTTTCTGTAGCGCTCGTTTCGTCTGGAATGCCGAATGTTCCTTTATATCTCCAAACATATCGATAAGTACCATCAGTTAATTTCAATCGATACCCTAAAGCAATGCTTGTTGGAATAATCTCCCCATCTAAATATGCACCAGTCTCTTCATCGATTTGCTTACCAGTAATATCTGCTAAAGTAACTAAGTCAAGCGCTGGAATTGTAGTCGTAATTGTATCCGCACCTTGGGCATTAATTGTTAATGCTGCTCTATTGTCATAGAATTTTGTATCACTCGCAGTCTCAACCGTCTTTGCGATTTCTGCGACTGGTGCAAGCATTTTAACTTCACCAGTTTCAAACTTTTCTAAAGTATCTGTAATTACTTTTGCATAGACAAGATTATCTACACCTCTAAACTCTTGTACTGTTTCCATTGTTTTCCTCTCTTTCATAAAAAATAAAAATGAGCCTATAGATAGCAATTTCACTATTTATAGGCTCATTGGCTCTTTTCCTTATATAAAATATTAATTCCTCTACCAGTATGCGAAATTTCATCACTCATCACATCGTGACCTTTTCCATCTACAATAAATGATTTTTCTTTAAGTAATTTAATAACATCACCTAAGACACTATCAACAAGCAACGGATCATTTGAATAGAAATTCAAATCAAAATCCCATGTTGTTACGCTCTCCTTGTTGTCATAAAATTCACCATCAAATGTATCATTGTTCCAAAATGTAAAGAAACTGTTTGGATACGTTTCATCCTTACTCATACTTCCTTGTAGAATAATAGGATAATTATATTTAGAATTAATTGTGTCTATAAGCAATTGCTTTACATTCATAAATATCATCCTTTCTTCGCTAGGGAAATATGCTTATTCATAACATTTGTCTGTAATTCATAAATATACTTCTTTGTTTTCGCGCCTCTTATGGCATTGTAGAGTTTTATATCCTTTTTCATCTTAGGTGTACCATATATTAGAAATATTGAAGGCAATCCACCATCTCTTATCCTAAAGCCGACATCAACAGTAGCAACAAAGCCTTCCCAAGTCACACCATTCTCTCGAATAAGTGTATCTACTGTTTTATGTGTTCGGTTGTGCTTGTTCATAGCCTCATCAAGGTTGGGGGTTATAAATTCATGTGTCCTTTTTAGTGCCTCATCAACTGCGGGCTTGATGTCATTTGTTATTCTGTCAAGTTGCTCTGCTAAATCAGCGAAGCCATTGCCGACAATTTTCATTTTTGTTGACATTAGGCATCACCTCTAATTTCCTTGACTTTAAACTTAAGAAACTGATTTCTTCTCTCAATATTCTCAGGTCTATTAATAATTTCCCACTCACTCATGTCATCTAGACAAACGATGCGACAGTCGCTTTTAATATCATCTCTATACCAAGTTTCCACATTAGCAGTAGAAATAACACTATAGACACCATTAACTGTATTTTCTGTCCCACCAAACGTCTTAAAGGAACCAAAGAAAATGTAACCATCTTCAACCTCTTCAATTTTTGGATAAGACTTCTTTAATACACCATTTACATGTTTCTTAGTAGGTATAAGCAGTTTCATAGGAACGTTGAAATTATCCTTTGGTCTGTACATTTTCAGTCACCGCCTTCATGGATAATTGAATGACTCTTTGATGAAAATATGGCGAAAATCTACCAGTTCCATAATTCCATAAATCACATACACCTCTAGCAATAGCACCGAGCGAAGATCTGCTTTCAATTATCATTTCATCAACTCCAGCATCTTTCATATATTCCTTTACATCATAAATATAAAATTTCAATGTTTCATCGTGATATGTACCAGTAATCCCTAAAGCGGTCTTTACTTGTTTTAGAATGTCATCCTCACTCATTGCTACACCTCATTTCTTAAGCAGCCGCTTTAACAGTCATTGTGACAAGTGACCCATTGTCAATCATCTTACCGTCCATAGACATAACCGCTTTTGTTAATAAATCTTCTGTATCCCAATCTTGTTTCTTTTGAATACCCATATCATAGATAGTGTTTAGAACATAATCACTAGGATCACAGATAAATGCAGCGACGTCTCCCATTTCATCCTTATATGGATGAATAACAACTTCACGTCCTAATAAGGTACGGTCAGGTTTGCCATTAATGCCATAATTTATGCGAGCAATAGGTTGTTTGTTAGCATCTGTCATACCAACAAATTTCATAAAGCGCGCCTTGGTCATAAACCATTTAGCAGTACCTTCAAATTCAACTGGCACCGCTGCCTCCAATTCGACCAATTCCTTATATGTAGGATCATCTGCTGCTAATTCAATATTAGTGATTGCAGTTTCTTTCAAGATCCCTTTTGGCATACTTGTCCCATCACCATTAATAATTGCTTTTTCGATAGCAATCACCATAGCCTTGCTAACATTTTCAACGAATTTCGCTTCAAATGCGCTTAACGCCATTGTCCCAACTTCCATAGACATAGAGATTTCGCAACGCAATTTATAATAAGCAAATGTGATCTTGCCGGTTGTCTTTTTCTGCTTATCGCTTGTTTTGCCTTCTTGCACCCAAGTAGCCACGGGTTTTACTGTAGAAGTTGGAATAACAACTCCAGCAGCATAAGAAGTACGTGTCACTAACGGTAAAATCATGCCACTCTGTTCCATACGCTCGATAATTTGATTAACAAGTACAGTAGGAATAACAGAAGTCACATCATTTGTTAATGTGTTTGCGTTTGCTCTCAATTCTTGTGGAATTTCAACCCCACGAATAACGTGTTGCATAAACGCTTCACGATATTCAATGCTATCAATTCCCTCTAGATTTCTTTGTTCCGCATTGTTACCATTCAAGCCATACGCAGCAAGTGGATTAAACCCTCTTTGATCTCCATTCAAAGGCGCCCCTTGTTGCTCCGCACTTTCAATAGCATCCAATTGTGATTGAGCGTCTCTAATCTCATCATTGATTGTATCAATCTGTGAATTTAAAGAACGCACTTCATTGATATCTTCACTTTCTAAAGCACGCTTTTTCATGTCATCACGTGCTTTTGTTTTACGTGAAATTAAATCTTGTAAAAACTTTTTCATTAGTCATTTCCTCCCTTAAATCGAATTTCAGTTTTTAACTTTTCAAGTTCAAGTTCTCTTTTTTCTTCGCCACTATCCAGCAGCGCTGCTCTAGCACTATCCAGCACATTCCTATCGCTATCCAGCGAACCGTCGGCACGAGC